AAACAATAAGAAAATGAAAATTCAAACAACAATCGGATTTGGTAAAGTAACAATCACAGAACCAATGATTGAAGATGTTTACCAAATTGAAAAAAACGAAGAAAGCAATCAGTTTTATATATGGTCAGAAAACGGATATAATACAAGCGGCATTGTAGAGTATGCAGACCTTGATAAAGCTATTCAACAAGTCAGAAAAATAATTAAAAATTACTTCATTGACAGAGGCGAAGAAACACCTAAAGGCTTCTAATGTGAAGACTTTTATTATAGTAATTATTAAACAATTTTAAATGAAAAAATATACAATATCAACCATGTACAGAGGGCAACAAATCACAAAAATGGTCTGTGCCAAAAATGCAAAAACCGCGGCTGATTTATTGGGTGTTAATACCTATTATATAAATACATATGGTTTTAAAAGCAAGATAGACAATCCTTTTGATGGTGTTATTGCTTATTTTGATAGTGGCCTTTTATTCAGAGAAGAAAAAAGTTTAATAAGAGTTGAAATGCCATTAGAAAGATTGATTGCGATAATTGACAGCCATCAAGATAAATCATATGCACAATTTAAAAAACAAATTGGTATATAACCACCATTCCAATCAAATTGATAACGGTAAAAAGTAAGATATGAAAATTAAAAACTTAGGATATGGACATTGGGCATATAAAGGCTTTGATGTTTATTACGCAAATCACCCGCAACTTTACGGCAGGCACGAAATTTTTAATGGGGATAAGTTTATCTCAAGAGCTTGCAACTTAAAAGAAACAAAAGATATTATCAATAGAACAATCAAATCAAAGACACTAATTAGAAAGGAGATTTTAGTTGAAGTTAAAGTTGGTGATGTCATCAAAGCCCCTAATACTATTTTCCGTAATGATTTAACATTATATGTTTGTCACGTTGAGGTGGATTTAATTTATATTTCTGACAAAATAAATACCCCAAAGCATGAATGTGAAGTTTCACTTGTTCAAGATTGCTATTTAGTATAACACCCGATGCAATACCTTATAACAACAAACGTACAACGGCCATTCCTAACAAATTGGTTTGATGCCGAGAAGGATTTTAACCCCGATGTTGAAATGGTCGTATATGACCTGATTCGTTTTGTCTATACCACAGACGGGCATACTTGGGAGCCGATTAATATTGACCATCTGTAAACTACTAACCCATGCCCATCCAATCAATAATCCGCAAGGCCATAACAGACCATAAAAATAAAACAATAATCATATGAAACTCCTCCTCACAATCCTGCTGCTACTTTTCGCAGCCGTTCCGGTAATCGAACATAACGAAAAGAAGATGAAACGTAACCTATACATCGAAATCAATTATTTAATCTATATCGCAATGGTATTGGATTTAATTTGTATTATTTGGATTTATTAACCCATCCGGAATTACCGGATAACTGAAATAAATCTTTTGCAATTCCAAACCTATTAATTACCTTTGCACTGATCCGTTTTCATGTTGTTTTATCAATTTCTGAGCAGGCCCCTTTTTAGGGGCTTGTTTGGTTTTGAGAAATATAGTTTATCTTTGCTTTGTATTTCAAAGTGAAACAAACCAAAAACAAACCATTTATGCCAAACCCTGAAAATGTAGTCGGTAAAGGCAATAGATTTAAAAAAGGCCAATCAGGAAACCCGAACGGACGGCCTAAAGAATTGCCAGCATTAAAAGAATTGATGAAAAAAATAATGTCCACCGAAGATAAAAACGGGATACAAACTGCTGAACAGATATTGGAAGCGGTTAAAAAACGGGCTTTGGATGGTGACATAAAAGCCGCTGAACTTCTTTTAGACCGCGCCTATGGTAAAGTGGTGACGCCAATAGCTGAAACCGATTCCGAAGGCAAAGACAAAGAGCATCAGGTTTTAGAACTACCAAACGGCGCAAAAATCACAATCGGATAAATTGCAATTTAGTTTTAAAGATAGGCCCACACAATTCAATCTGTTCCAAACCATTATAGGCGCAGCGCAGGGGCTTAACCCATATAACAGGATTCACTCAGGCGGGGCAATTAGGGGAGGCAAAACCGTTACCAATTCGCTTGCATTGATTACCCTTGCAATTCAATACCCTTTAAGCAAATGGAGCGTTCACAGGAAGGATTTAACTATCCTTGAATCCACAACGATTGAAACATTTTCAAAGATACTTAGAGGCTCAAAGAAATGGCATTGGAGTAAATCAAGGTCTAACTATCACTTGTTGTACAAACCAAACGGCGCGCGGATATTCTTCATAGGCGCAAACGAAAGCAGGGATAAAGATTTCACCGATACTTTAGGCCTTGAGATTAACGGCGCATTCTTTGACCAATTGGAGGACGTGAGTTTTGAATATTATAACGCCGTTCTTCAGCGTGTCGGATCGTGGCATATTCCCGATGAACCGAACCCACTTGTATTAACTACATGCAACCCGCACCCCGGTTGGATTAAAAAAGAAATATATACGCCTTACAAATCGGGAACTTTGCCGCAATCGGAACTATTCGTGCCACTTAGCCCGACTAATGAGCCCTCAAACACTAAGCAACAATGGGAGGTGTGGAATCGAATGCCGCCCGACATTAAGGCCCGAATGATTGAGGGGGATTGGAATAGCTTTGAAAACAAAAACCCGTGGTTCTACGCATTCGACAAATCAAGGCATGTTTACCCAGAACGCATACCGTTCAACCCAGCGTTTCCGTTGATACTCAGTTTTGACTTCAACATCGACCCCGCTACATGCGTGGTTTCTCAATTGGTTCCGGGTTCGTTTATATTCGTTTTGAAATCCTACAAGATACCGAACTGCACAATTTCACAGCTATGTCAGCGCATACTTACTGATTTCCCCGGCGCGGTGCTTAGGGTAACCGGCGACCCATCAGGCCACAACCGGAATCAAGGGTTTAACAGCCCGAATGCTACGATGTACACCATGATAAGGGAGGCGTTAAAGATTAGTATTAATCAGATTGATAAGTGCCAAATCAACTATTCCGGCGAGAATGCATGGCGGGAAATCAGGATTTTTGTAAATACTATTTTGCAAAACCATCCAAAGTTGTACTTTTGCCCAGTCGGAACCGTTGACTTAATAGCTGATATCGAGTTAGCTACGACTGAGGAGGGCAAAGATAAGATGTTTAAGACATCAGGCAATACCGAATATGGTATGCACTTAACTGATGGATTCCTATATCTATTAACTACCTATCTGAATGACTATATGAAAACTTTTAAACTATGAAATACCTATTAATAGGGCTGTTTGCCCTCGCTTTGTCATGCAATCAATCGAGCAATCCTAACTATCAATTACCGCCTGTGTCGGGTTCGATTTCCTATGTTGTGAATCAGACCGATACCGTTACGTGGTCAACAGGGAACTTTGGTTGGTTGGGGTCTGTTACAGCATGCCAGCCGTTTGTATTCAGTCAAGCACAGCCCGGTAATGCATACAACGGGGTTTCATTTCAAATCGTTACCGATACACTCACAACCGGTTGTTATAGCGATTCAGATAGCTGGACGTGTCCACAGCGACCGTTTTATGCATGGGCAAAGCATGATAACATCGGTTATACAATGAGTCATGGTGATGGTAGTTCATATATCGAATTCACAGAAATAACAGACACAACCATGACTGGATTGTTTCAACTCAGGCTGTATAACAACACAGATACGATACTGATTCATAACGGCGTTTTTAACGTAGTAAGATACAACCGCGCATGATTGTAGCAGGCATAACTAAGGAGGTCAGAGTTGAGATGAAGCACATGGCAAAGCTATTGCCTAAAAATGTACTAATCGAAGCAGGAAAGATGCCCCAAGCGGTTAAACATCTTGACCACTATCAACGCATGCGGTCTGCTTATATCATCAATGGTTGGCCCGGCATTCTGAACTATATCCTGCCGTATTACAAGCCCGGGACTGAACGCGACCGAATCACAGAACAACTAAACAAACTAACCAATGGAGGCAATACACCCACAACTGAGGCGTGAACCCGTTAAGGTCATAGACGGCCATAAGTTTTATGAAATCCATCAGGCGGATGAAATCCTTTATCAACGCTACATGGAGGCCGAAATACAGGAGTTATACATCAGGATGGGGATATCTGAGGACTTTCTTGATAACATGATGTCTGAACTAATCGACCGCGCTATGACAATCAATGACATCAAGCAACTAAAGCAGGATTGTATTGCTATCGGGCAAAACATCAAAGGTCGAATCAAACGCATAGCAGAAATGCAGCATTACGAAGATTTGGCTTGTGTTTACTTCATGATGGATGATGAACCGATTGAAATGGATGTTGAATTTCAAAAGAAGAAAAAAGAGGTTTGGAGGAGGGACGAATCTAATCGGGATTTTTTTATCACAAAGGCCTTCGCCTACATCAACAACTCAGCGGATATATCCAACAGCGATATATTAGCCGTATTCCAAGCCGTAAAAGAGCGCCAAAGCCAGTTGCCGACATTGGATTAGAGATACAGGCGCGTATTGAAGAAAACAACTACCTTATCTTCACCATTGCAGACCGCAAACCCTCTGAAATCAAAGAGGTAATGAAATGGAGTGTCGAAGCGTTTTACCAATTCTTATACGCTAATTCACAAGCGGTGCGACGGTTGGAAGCCAAACAGAAGTCGGATAAAAACAGGTCTGAGGCCATGAACGCAAAAAAAAGAAAATAATTCCATAGAAAGGGTTTAATTTTGTAACCGTTGGCGTGCTTCGGCCTATTTAACTGAGTAAATCTAAACAAAGGTTTATTTATGGCCGAAATATTTGACGCAATTGCCCGAATTAGTTGGGATTCAAACCTAAAGGAGTTGAAGCAAGTGACTGATGAAATGAAGCATCAGGATAAGGTATTAGACGAACTCAGGACCGGCGGCGCAAAGTTAGAGGACCAACTACGCAAAACCAATGACCCAGCGAAAGTTCAACAGCTTACCGGCGAACTCAAGAAGATGCAGGCCGCTGCGGATAACATTACGACTTCGCAAAAAAAGCAATTAGACCTTACAGAAAAACTACGGCGTTCACAAAAGGATTTATACGAACAACTCAGAAAGACAAACGATCCCGCAAGTGTTCAGGCATTACTCAGGGAGTTAGGAAAGGTCGATAATCAATTAGCTGCAATGACTACTAAGGCGCAGTCATTTGGCAGTAAGGTATCATCTTTCGGGAGTAATTTAGCAATGGGTTTGGGTATTGGTGGTGGCATGGCCTTGTTTCAAACTGCTATGAATGCTGTATCAGGATTTGTCGGCGATGCGACTGATGAATTTCGCGAGGCTACACAGGTGGCCAATGACCTTAGCCGTTCACTAAACAACATCGGTAAAGGTGATATGCTCATTGGGCTACAACGCGAAGCCGACCAATTAGCAGCTAAATTCAACGGGTTATTTGATAACGATGACATCATGAAGGCGCAAACAGCCTTAGTGAATTACGGCAAAGTAAGCCGTGAGGAATTGTCTAAGTTGTTGCCGGTTATTATTGAATTAGCTTCAGCCGAACGAATTGATTTAGCAAGTGCGACCGAAAAAGTCGTGAACATCATGGAGGGCCGAGGCGGTCAAACCCTCAGAGATTACGGGCTAAGTGTTAAGGGCGTTAAGTCTGAACATGACCGCTTAAATCTTGTTTTAGGTGATTTCTATACGAAGTTGCAGGGGTCAACAGCTATCTATGCGCAAACCACTGAGGGGATTGAACAGAAAAACAAGATGTTAATCAATAACATCAAAGAAGATTTCGGCGCCGCTTTGGATTCGGTCAAGATGCGTTTTTTGCCGTTTTTGACTGAGATTCTGAACGGGATTAATTACACATTTGAAAGCGTAGACGAACAATTCAACAGGCATGTAAACAGAGATGCCGGCGCTTTAGCGGGTAAGTATGCCAACGACCCCGCCGGGATTAAGAAGATGGAGGAGCAGGCTATGACATACGCCCGTTTAGCCATTCAATACAAAGGATTTGCAGATAAAGCACAGGCCCGACTTGATGACGCTTTAGCAGGACGGCGTAATCCATTGGATGAAATTCAAGCCCGCAAAGACCTTGACAAATATTTAGAGCAGTTTAACAAATATGTCCAAAAGGCGACCACATTAAGAAGGGCGTTTAATCAGTTGACGCAGGGGAAAGGTGATCCGGGGCCAATGAATCCGAATGCAAAACTTTTTGATGAACCTGATGACCCTGAAAAAGCAGCTAAAAAGAAAGAAGCGGAGGAAAGAAGGAAAAAAGCCGCAGCCGAAAAAGCCGCAAGAGAAAAAGAAAAGAAAGATAAAGAGGATGCCGAAAAACGAAAACAAGAGTTAGTAAAACTGGCACAAAAAGAAAGAGAAGATTCGGATAAGTTAACGAAAGAAGAGATTGCCAACTTAGATAAACCGGGGCAAGACCCTTTTTCACAATGGGAGAAAAAGAGAAGGGAACAATTAAGAAAAGACGAAGATGCTGAATTGTCTGTACAATTAGTGAATCAGACATTAGCCGCAAGAGATACTCAAAAAGAAATAACACGCATAACAAAAGAGGAATCCGAAAAACGCAAACAAATAGCACGTCAGGAGTTATGGGACAATACAATGGCGTTGGCAGATGCAACGCAATCACTTCTTGCAAGCGAACAAAACAAAACCGATAGGCTCATTCAATTGCAGGAGCAAAGAGTTGAAGCCATTAGAGATAGTCAGGAGAAAGGGTCTAAGGAATCACTAAAGATTGAAGAGGACCGATTAAATGAACTTTTAGCAAAACGCGAAAGATACGAGCGCCAACAGCGTGTTATTGATGCCGGTGTGATTGTTGCAAATCAAGCCGTTGCAATATCGGGAGCGATTCGGCAGATAGCGAATTCAGAAAGCTTTGTTGAAACTGCAGCAAATGTTTTAGCCATTGCAGCAGGTATTACAGCCAGTATTGCAGCCATTCGGAATGCATCACAAGAATATCAATTCTACGATGGCGGATACACCGGTGACGGTCCGGCTGAGCAGGAAAGCACAGCCGTAGGACGTAGGCCGTATAAGTACCACAAACGCGAATTCGTTATGGACCATGACTTAACGGCCAAACATAAACAAATGTTTGAAGGCATACACCAACGCAAACTAAAGGTTATGCGTGCAAGTAATGGCTATTTCGTAACCGATACCTTAGACATCGACAAAGCAGTAAGCGACCATCAACAAGCGCGGTCTATGTCATTGGATATAAGCGGAGTAGAAAGTAAATTGGATAAGACAAATGAGTTACTAAAACAGCGCGAAATAAATATTTACAACGGATTCGATTCCGGGCAGTTCGCTACATCAATAGCAGGTCATCTGAACCGTCAGGGATTACTTATTAAAATGGCTAAGTTATGAGTTACAAAGTAGAACTAAGCCTCAATTGTAACAATGCGACGTGGGTAGATTATAGCGAATCTGCATACGTTTCTAATATGGTGCGATACCGACAATTAGATGCGGACAAATCACCACTTAGAAGGACGGTATCAAGCGTTTTGTTTAGTGGGGCGGCTTATGTATTTATCAAGGCTAACCTTGTTGATTCCGCAAATCGGGCATCAAATAATATCTGTGCAAAGATTACGGATTTGAATTTCAGCGGGTCACCTCAGTATTTGTTTAAGTTTGAAAATCGCCTGCTCAGGTGGTGCGATGATGATAAATGTGAGTTCCAAGCCGACCTAATAGAAGTCAACCCATACAATGATTGTGCAAGTTTTACCACCGTCGCAGATAACCACGCAAATGAATATCAGGAGTTTCCTACAAGCGGTTACCCACACCCACGATTCAGGTATTGCGACGTTATCAAACCCACGTTTTTATTCGGCGCGTTGGTAACGTTTTTTAATTTGATTACGCTTCTATTGGCCTCATTCAATATTATTGTGGTAACTATTAATGCGATATTGGGCGCGCTAACTTCTGTGATAGGTAGTAACATTCCACAGATACCATTACCAAGTACATTAGCTGATTCTTTTTTAGGTTGTGATAGGGGATGGCCTTCGCCATTTGTCCGTAATTACATGAGTAATGTATGTTCTAAATGTGGAATCACAATTGATGCCACCAAAAGCCCTATATTTCACGATTCAGGCAGTATCTACTACAATACAGCGGTGCTAAGTGCGTACACAACTAAGGGCATTAAGATGTCAACAGCTAAGGGGTTTATTCCTGCAAATCAGCCGTCATGGACATTAACGGCATTCTTCAAAACATTGGTTCCTGTGTTCAATTCGAGGTGGTATATCAGTGAACAGGGTGAGGCGTATTTCGATCGAAAAGACCGAATAGGGGAGAACATTTGGGGAACAACTCCGGCCATAGATTTAAGCGGGGCGGATGCTGATTATATGCTTTCATCTGTGTGTTATTCATGGAACGGCAAAGGTAAACCATATCGAATATATAACAAGTACGGACTTGATACAACCGACGCAATCGGGAACGAATTAATGAAACGATTTAACGGTGAATATTTGGATTCTTCAAGCCCGAATTATACCGATACGATTGAATTCACATCAACTAATTACGGCGCGGCTTCCTTTGTTTTGGATGGTAAGGATTCGCCATGGGATATTAACCTCGTTAAGTCCATAGCTAATCAATTATTGATATGGCAGGGTAACGGTGATGATTGGAAGCATTGTTTGAAATCAATGACCGACACGTTGCAACTTGCAAAACTTATCATATATGACCCATCAAGCGACCTTGAAGATGCAAGGGCAATTAAAGCGCCTTATGTCGATTACCTAACCATCCCCGCTTTGGATGATGATGACCCAAGCGATATAAGTGGAGCCATCATAAACCCTGCTGATTGTTATTACTACAATTATCCGATGTCGCATGACCCCGACGCGGCTGCGGTAAACGATAACCTTTGGAGTGAGTTTCATTCAATTGATGCGCCAGACCCCGCGAAAAAAGATGTAATTCAATTCGAGGTTATATTGGATTATTGCAAAGAAACATACAACACCTTAGACATATTTCAAACCGTAGTCATGCCAAACGGTACGGATGAAGGCGAAATCGAAAGCGTTGAATTCGACCACGCCAAACGGCAAATCAAGTTAACGGGTAACCTTAAAAACTAAAACGAAATGAACCAACTTTGGGAAATATCAGATACAGACCTTGCTAATTGTGGCTTAGCAGATAACGATAAACCTTTCTTTATCCCGATACGACGTACCGACTTTTTAGCGCTTCGGGTTATTGTTCCGTATCAATACGTTACCCAAAACGGGGGCGGGTTACCAAGTGGGGCTAATTGTACCCTGAGTATAGTTGATGAAACCGATTCAACAACTTATGTCAGCTATGGTGCGACTTCGACAAACCGTTGGTTATTAGGGACCTATAATGCATCCGGTCATGCCGAGTATCAAATTCTTGCACCGATGCGACTACCAAATGCAGCGGGGCAAAACTTTTCGGTGTATTACTTCGATGTGGTGGCCGGTGATATTATCGAACTTGATGATAACGGGACCGTGTATTATTTCATCTATGGTACTCAGGCGCTCCCGACTCCATTTGTCGAACTGAAAGCAGGGCGTTTATGTATCGGGTTAAATACTTCTACATTGGGAGGCGTTACGCTCGAAAAGAATGGTGCAAGTGCTACGCTCACAAGTATAGCCTCATCCCTTGCAACAGGAACGCATGAAGGGTTCGGATGTTTCAGGGTAAAGTTTACGGCTAATTTTTCGACATTGGGCGTCGTTAAAACATGGTATTCAAAACCTTATAAGGTTCCGTATTGTGAAGATAGTTTCCCGATGTTGACGGCTACATTTCCAAATGCAATGACGGACTGCGAAGGTCATGTGCATTCGAGCAGCAACAGCTCTTTTTGGGACGCTGCTAAATTATTCCTTCGCGTACCCGCAGACCTTGACCGTGAACCGGCACGAATCAAAAAAACGTACAACGAAAGGCAATTCTGCTATAAATCGGAGGTCACCAAACAATACCGGCTATTGTCTGAACCTATCCCGGAATTCTTTGAGTCCGCTATACTGAATCTATTATCAGCGCGAAATTTCTATGTGGACAATATCGAATACTTTTTTGAACAAGAAAATTTTGTAGAAAATCCTGAAAATCCGGGTTATGAATTCAAAAATTTAAATGTACCTTTGCTTTCAAGCAAGTGCGAGAAAACTTTTGTTTGTTCTTAACCCGGTTGCAAGCCATTTAATAACAAAACAAAAAACATAAGCAAATGCTATCAACTTGTAATAGTGCGTGTGTAGATACATTCACACTCACAACCACAGACCAATGCGATATTTATCAGCGTTCGGAGATTCCTGTGCGTTTAATTACGGCTACATGTAACACCACGTTCCCGACGGGCATTTATGATGATTTGGCTTTAGCGACGGCGTTTGAAGCGCTTGTATCTATTGGCAATATCAGCGCCACGTTTGAACTTGCAGAGTTCTCATGGAGTGACCCAACAACGACTACAAAGCAATATCGTAGCCGTCGCAGTCCCGCTAAGACAATCACAACAGGCCGAACATTAACCGCCCGTGACTACACCGCTACGGATGTAAACCCTGCGGGTTCCGCATCACCATTCCATGACCGAACCGTATTTGTTGACGAACTGCAAAACGCAGCAACTAAATACAGAGGTTGGATAACTGCTGATGGTCGTATATACTTATTTCTGAACGTAAATCAGGAGTTTATGTCTTATGACGTGAATCATTGGTACGGTCAAGATATTGAAGTAGAAGGCCAAGTCGTTGAATTCAAATCTATGAACATCAATTTCACAGGCGATCCGATTGCTACAATGAAATTGCCATATCTGGATTTGCTTCAAGCAGACCCGACCGATACTTTAGGTTTGGCATGGATGTACCGCGCTAATTAATTATTTTAAACAATCAAAAACAAAAAACAAAACAAAAATGAAAAAGTTATTTTTCTTCATTATCACCGTGTTATGCTTCACGGCTTGCAACGAAAAAGCAACCGCACAGGCTAAGTTGTATGGCTCACATACTTACTTTGACACCGTAACGAATGCAGGTACTACTTATTTGACCACTCAAAAAGGGGCAATCAATGCAGGTAAATCAGGCCGTTATCGTGTGGCATTGAAAACAGCCAACATTTCAGGCACTTCAACTTTCAAAGCAATCCTTCAGGGGTCCTTTGACGGTACGAATTGGGTTAATTTCTATGGCACAGCCGGAACAACAGGTATTCAATGCGATACCTTACAAGTTACATCTGCTGCACCTGCTTATTTCATTTGGTCATTAAATCCAACTCCGACGGTATTATCTAATTGGGGTAGGGTGTTATATTTGCGTGTTGCATGTGTCGGAACAGGCACACAATCTACCCGCGTTGAGGCCGAAGTAATTACACAGGACTAAAAACAAATTTGGATGCAATTCCAAGAATTCCAAAGGCTTTATAAAGCCAACAAAAAACATAAGGATTTTCTACCCGCTGGATTCGTTCAGCGGGTGGATACGTCCTTAGCAGTTCAGGTGCATTCAACAGGAGCGCGCCCAGATTTCGTATTAAACGGAATGCGCATTAAACCTGAAACATACGACACCCGTTATGATGAGGTGTTTAAGTATAGACTGCTGAACCGACACCCCAATGAAAACGACGAGCATCACAATTGGAGGCGGTCGGTTTATGCACCAATCGGTAAGGAATTATTTGACCGATTTTTAGAAATGTCGAAGGGTTCAATATTACAACCCAATAACTTTAGCGTTTCCGTCGATGACCCAAGCGGGCAATATGTTACCAATGAATTCTTACGAATCATGGCAATGGAAGCGCTTGAGTTCTACTTAAACAATCCAACGGGTTACACAGCGGTTATCGAATCGGACAACCTCGAAAAAGATGATAGCAGTGAGATAAAACCGAAAATGGTGTTTATCAAATGTGAGGACATTATACAACTTGATGAAGAATCAGTTGTTTTTAAATACAAAAAAGAAATCATTTATCTGAATTCTACGGAACAAATATTTGTTTTGTCGGGCATTCAGACTACTCATAATTTCGGCATAATTCCGTTTTGGAACACCGATAACGCATTCATGCAACCCTTTGTTATATGGGCTGAAAATCTTGTTCGTAATATGAACGATGACGAAGCCATGACGAAGCATTATAGCTACCCGATTAAACAGGTAGTATTGCCTGCGTGTCCTACATGCTTCGGCACAGGGCAAAAAACAATTGAGGATAAAGAGAACCCGTTAAACAACAAGGTTGGTAGGTGTGATTCATGCGACGGACGCGGCACTATCTCAATCAATCCGGGAGACAATTACACAATGTCTGAGGAAAAATTGGCGAAAAACGGCGGGCAAATGTATGACGTGGTTAAATTCCACACGCCGGACGTCGGCATACCTCAATATCATCTTGACCGTTGGCAGGTGTTCTATGAACGGGCTGAAAAGGCTTTGTTCCTGAGTAAGAAAATAAACGCTACGGAAAGCGGGGAGGCCAAACGTGAGGACCGAAAAGACCAATACTATTTTCTGTTATCGCTATCAAACTTTTTGTTTAACCAAATTGAATACGGGTTAAAGTTCATAACGGCTTACATCAATTATACCACAACGGGCTACACACCTCAAGAAGTGTATTTAATCAGGCCTAAGCAATTCGACCTGATGTCTGATTCGGATTTGGTCAATGAGTTTGCAGCGGTTCAGGGCAAAACAGATGACGGCATGATATTGTCGGAAATGTGCTTCATGGTCAATTCAAAGGTGTTTAGGGATGATCCCGTAAGCATACGAATAAATGATGTGCTATATTACGTTGACCCATTATACGGCGTTTCCGGCAATGCATTGAGGTCTAAACTACTTTCGGGCGTGTTTACCGCTATGGATAAAACCATCCATGAAAAGGGATATGTTATTTTGAAAAACATAGCCTACGAAAAGGGGCAAAAGGCATTCATTGAAGCCGATGTAAACGCATTGATTACAGAGGTAACAGAACGCGCTATGGGTATGGTTCCAACCGGAATTTATGAATAAAATAATCAGCAGAAACGAGGCATTAAAGCAGGAATTGATTGAATCAATCCTAAAGAAGATGCCCGAAGTTGAGCGCTCTATATTGGAATCCATTTTCAAAGAGATGGACAAAATAGATACCACAGGCGGGAACTTTTCAAACGGAATATTAACCGCTGAACAATTACTCAGGTTTGAGGACGCTATAAATACCGGACTCAAAACGGGCGGTTATAATAAAACAGCAGAAGTATTTATCAATGATTTGGGCAAAATCACAATCAACACAAGCGGCATATTGGAGGCCGTCGGATATTCGCATCAGAAGTTACCATTATCAAAGATTGAGAAAAAATGGAAGGCGCAGACCGCAGAAACGCTAATGAATTCAGGCATAAACGAAAGTTTTAAACGCCCGATATTGCAGATACTTGACAATGCCATAAGCTACGGCGAAAGCATAGATGGCGCAAAGAAACAATTAACCGAATTCATCCAATCGGGGGCTGATTCATCAGGCAAACTAAAGTCATACATCACACAAACGGCGCGGGATAGCGTGTCACAACTTCAAGGCCAACAGATGCAGAGCCTTGCAAATGAAACCGGATACAATACCGTTCTTTACGTCGGTGGGACGCAAACGGATAGCAGGGGTCAATGTTGGCGGTGGGTGCGTGAACTCAATGGGAAAATACCGCGTGATAAACTATCCGAAGAAATCAGAAACGCATACAAGTTTGAGAAGGCAAAACGTGAATTCCCGATGGGGCATAAATGGTCGGGAATGATGCCAAATACAACGGTGGAAAACTTCATGGCAAAACGTGGTGGGTTCAATTGCACACATACTGCCATTCCATCAAAAAAAACTTAGTAGATATTTAAAAATATTATAACTTTGTAAAAACTTAGAAGGCAATGTCTAAAGCAACACGAAAAAAAGTAGCTGAGCCAATTGAAGAACAATCAGCGGAACCAGTTGAAATCTTTGAAACGACATCAGCAGAACCGACTCTGATTGAAACCATTATCGAACCCGTTGAGGACAATACTCAAGGCGTTACAGCTCAGGCTCACACCGCGCCCGCTTCGGGCATATTAAAGGCTCAGGGTGTGTATCTAAAATCTAAAACTACAAAACGAATCATTGCGGGGCCAATCGATATTAAGTTGGCGCGTGAGCAAGTGAAGCAATACCCGAACCGCGTTGAAATTGTTGAAGAAAATAATTAAGCTATGGCAAAAAAAGATAAAGAAGCAATGGAACCAATTGAGCAGGAACAACCCGCTGAACTAATGCCTGAAGTGGATGTAACAATCCCGGCAATCATTCAAAGCCCACAAGTAAAGCCCGGTTATGTTATCATCTCATTGAAAACAGGCGGCGAACCTGTTACCATCCATCAAACACAATGGCCTATTTATGAGAAATCAGGCAAATGGGATATTGTCGTTGAACATAAAAAAAAATAGTCGTACATTCTTTTCAAACCTATAAAAACCAAACCTGCAAAACATGTTAACCTTAAAAAAGTATTTACAAAATTTAGGAATCGAACCAAGTGATGAACTCATTGCCAAATTAACGGCTGCGGACGCTGAAGATGATGACACCGTTCAGGACTTGTTATCTAAGTCGCAAACCTACGCCCGTCCATTTTTGGAATCTGAATTCAGCGAGAAAATGAGTGACGAACGCAAATCCATGAAGGGCAAATACTTCAAAGAAATGGTGCAAAAGTTTAACAAGCAATTCGGTAACCTATTGACATCGGGTGAAATTGATAAGATTTTATCTAACCCCGAAAATCAGGGCCAAACATTTGATGCCGTCATTGCCTCTATTCATGCCAAAGCCATTGAGCAGTTATCACCAAAGGAAAGCGCTGAATTGCGTCAAATGTTGGACGCTGCCAATGCTGAGAAAAACACATTAAAGGAACAACTTGAAGCCAAAGATTCGGAATACGAACAGCGATTGAACGCCCGTATTTCTGAGATTGAAACCGACCGAACTTTGGATTCGGAGTTATCCCGTGCCGTTTCAGCTATCACAAGCCTTAACCCAACGGCTGCAGCTAAATTGATTCGTTCAGAACTCAAAGCGCGTGCCGTAATCAAGGCCGGTAATGATGGAAGATTGAGCCTATACGACATCAAGAACCCGGAAACACCATTGAAGAAATCAGGGACCGAATTATATACCTTTGATGCGCTTGTGGCTGATATTGCCCGCGAAAACGAACTTCCGGCGAAGAAATCAGCAGGCAATGAGAAGGTAATAACGCAATCACAACAGGAACCAAAGCAAATGGGAGCCGCTGCGAAATCAGCCGCTTCACTTGCTGAGGTTATGGCTGGTGTGACTGCGGACTAAAAGACACTTGCAACCCGCCGTTTGGTTACGGCACATAGAACAAACAACATTTGGTGCGTGGGCGTACCTAATAAACACCCACAAGTATTAAAAATGTTGGCGGTTCCTGCCTTTGAAGTGGAACAAAAAATCCAATAATTGTTCACTTCAAAACTAAAAAACAATGTCTAATAATTGCACCCCTAACGTACAGAAAGGGATTTTTGACCTCTATCAAAACAGAGGTTTTCAGGCCCAAACAGGTCTAATCGACGCGGCTTTCTCCGCTCAAAACGGCGCTCAGGTTCAGGCGCAAATGATTCAACAAAACGGCCTTGATTCAAAGTATTCAATCACTTACCCGTCTGAGGTTTGTAACGCGGTTGTTGATTCATCCACGATTGCATGTAGTGATGTCCCTGTTGACACGGGCGCTCCAACATGTGAATCATTTGATTCATTCACAGGTCGTTCAAGTATCTGGTTTAAAACGGGTGTTTCTCGTTTCCGTGACTTAGGTAGTTTGACGGTTCAACAAAACATGTTCCATGCCGTTTATCAGCAGATGCAGAAATTAAAGGCTGAGGCTGATTTAATCGGTATCACAAGTTTGAACACAAACGCCGGTGAAATCAACAGCACAACAGCTACGCGCTTGTTGAAGTTGGTGGACTTTACAACGGGTAAACCTTACCCTCACACAATCACAATGATTGAAAACGATTTCGCAGATGCAGGATACCCGACAATGCCGCTTTTAATCGGTAACCGTCAAATCAACTATTTGCGTAACGCTTCAAATCGTGGTGGTGTAAGCGATCAAGGATTCAACAATGCGAACTTGTTGGACATCCCGGCATTCTATGACATCAACATCAACGCAACCAATACAGCGCCTACATCAGGCGGTAACGAAGTTGTGTTTGCAGTTCAACCGCAAATCGTGAACCTGTTAACATGGTCTGAAAATTCAGGAATGTTTGCAAGCCGTAACGGTGAGATTGATTGGTCGAACATGGACCCGATGGACTTGATTAACACGAACAACGACAGCTACATGCATACGGTCTTACAAGACCCTGCGACAGGCATGTTGTTTGATTTCGACTTGGTTTATGACCCACGTTGTAAGTTGTTCACATGGAAGATTGACCTGAAATTTAAGTGGTTAATCCTGAATCTGACGGGTTGTAAATTCGCAGATTTTAACGGCATTATCAAATACGATATTTGTCCTTTTGCTGACCCAGCTTGTTAATTAGTAAACAGGGCGGGTTATGCCTGCCCTGTTTCATTTAAAATCAAAAATAAATGGCTTGTTTAGATAACATCATTGCGATTAAGGACCCATGCACAGGGGTATCGGACGTAACCCCTTTAAGCGGTTACCACATCAACGATTACCCGGGCATTACTATGCAATTCGCAGCCAACGCAGCAGATGAACGCACACAGACCGGGTTAAAGTTCCTTCAGGACGTAAGACGGCGGGCAATGATGAAACTGAACGCTGATATTAAGGCTTATATTAATTCGGAGTATAGGGTTAATTCAATACCGTTTGATGTTTACAAAGCGTCTGAATTTGTCACGCCTTCAACGGTCGTAACAACAGGGAGCGCAGGTAACAGGCGCGGGGTTGTTGTATCGAAGGTGAAGGTTTGGTGTAGGTTGTTTAAGATGTGCGTTACCCGTGTTCGTATCTACTCGAATCAAACAATAGATACGACATTGAGAATTACCGATGTAGGAACCGGCACGGCTTATAACGTAGCGGTTTCATTAGTAGCGGGTAACATAACGACATTGAATCTAAACAAGGTCTTAGAAGGCGTTGAAGTTCAGGTAACTTTGCCGTCTGATATTAGCCTTTACAGCGCTAAACCAAATTGCGGGTGTCATGCTGATAAAAACTACCTGCTCACACAAGGCATAAGTTACAGCGGTGGAAACTACACATTAAATTCAAATGAAACCTACGGGATTGAGGTTGATATGATTTTGAAATGTGATTTGGATAGCATTGTTTGTGACATGGCTACGGATGGGCTGATTGGTCAAGCCGCTTATGAATTATGTGGGGCAATGGCTTATGATGAATTGTTGAGGAACAACCGAATGAACTATTTGACCATCTATAAAGCCGAAGAAATCAAGGCGCAGGCCGTTGCAGGTTTTGAGGCATATCGTGACTACATGGATAAAGCCATGATGGGCATGCGGCAATATCTTACCCGTATGGATGGGGGTTGTAAATGTGTTGACTGCTCAGGCTTACAAATCAAATCGAATGTGTAATGTGGGAGGAGTTTATAAATAGAATCGAAGGCATGGCCGAAAATCTTGACAGACAAATGCCTGATGTATTGGCAATAGCTACAATGGCCGAAGTTATGGCTATGCATAAAGAAAGAGTATTTGATTTGGGATTGAATTCAGATGGTGTACAAATCGGGGAATATTCAACAGAACCCGCGTATTTTTCAAAGTCGGCATTTATTAGAAAGGCCGCGTTTAAGCAACAAGGCAAAGAAAAGAAAGGTAAGTTTAAGAACGGGAACGAGCGTAAATCCATGTTTATCACTACGGGTTATTCAGGATTCAGGCAAATACAAGGGCGTGAAATCGACAATGTGAAAACAAAATATAGCGGGGATTTAGAACGGAGCTTTCAGGTAGTAAAAGTAGGCGAAGCCGTTTATTACGGAACAACCAATCAAGGCGCTTCGGATAAGTTCGAAGGCATGACTGAGAAATACGGCGAAATATACCCGCTCACAACCGAAGAAAAACAATTTATGCGTGAGGACGTAATAAAACAAGCAATCATCATAGATAAACGCACGAACTAAAATGAAAGAGATATTAGAAGCCATACGAGATTTTGCGCTCACGAAGTACGCCACGTTTATAACGGGGTCGGCTCCTGTGCGCAAAATAGAAGGCAAAGATATCTTAACGGATTACGACGGGCAAAACTTTGAAGGCATAACCGATACCAAAACAAAACATTTCTACATCCGTTTCACAGGCCGAACTAACTACGATGCACAACGACGGGGAGCAAATGTTCAGTTCTATTCGGCGGTAAGTGAGTGCCGAATCGTTGGGGTGTATGCCAATGGTGATGCCGAAGAAATACTAACTACATTAATCAATTCGGTAACGGCTAAAGGCCATACCGTTTTGCGTTCAAATACAGAATCTACGACGGTGTTCAGAGAAGAAACCGGCAAGGATTTGACAAATAAAAACTTGACTTTGGTATCTGTTGACTTCAATATAACTCAACTCATATCGGGTCGTAATTGTTCACTAAACCCATGCGATTGTTAAATGTGCTGCAATAACCCAACAGATTTAGGATGTAAAAATAGCTGTGAAGCCATAACGCTTGACATTGGCGTAACGGGCCAAAGAAAGATATTTATTCGTTACGACCTAAACGGGGCCGAAGTTGAACGCGCCTATACCGTTGACATAGATAGCGAAATACTTACATTACCCGCTGATTTCTTCAATGAAGATTTAGATACAACCTTTGGCGTGTTCGACCAAAACGGTACTCAATTGGCCTGCGCAAAGGTCAAGATAATGCCATGCGCTAAATCAGGCGATGCCGAAGAAAACACCGTTGATACAAGTTGTTTGATAGGCTTCATATCATGCACAACTAATACGCTTACCGTTGAGGTTGCTATCCAATTCAGTGATAACGCAGCCATTGAGGACGGCACGGTTATTCGTTTGGGGTTTGTGAGTAGCGTTGATTCATTTACGCCTGATATTGAAGTGCCGCCGGGCGTTACATACCTTGATGTCAACAATGATAACGAAATTATCATACTTGATGCCGCCGCTATGTTTGCCGGTGCTGGATGCGTTGTAAGGGTTAAGACCAATAACTCAGGATGTACTAATACCATTGACATCAAAACACAAGTAGAAAGTTATGACGGCCTTGCAGCGGGCTACAACGTAGGCAACAATCCATATTCACCAATTTATATCTATACACCATGACAACTGAATTTATACTAACATTTTTAATATTTGCCTTCGCCTCCGTCGGGGTCGGGAATCTTTATTTGTATCTGATTCGACCGGCGCAGTTGTTCGCTTTCATGCAGCGACCGATTGCGTATTTCAGCGACAAACCCGGCATACTTTCGAAGTTTATTTATAAGTCAATCGGGGGCTGTGGGGTATGCACCGTGCAACGATTTACAGACCTTACGTTTGCGTTCCTGATTTATCACTTTGAACTGCCGGGCCAAACATGGGCCGTTTGCCTTGAATGGTTTGGGTTCTATATCTTATTTGGAGGCCTATCGTTCTACGCTCAAGCACTTGCACAAAAGCAGCCAAATGAAACCATTAAAAACATTGATTTATGACCACTAAACAATTCAGGGCGGGTGATTCCGTTTATCTAATTCAATACGGCGGGTTTGATTACTTGGCATATAGCCGAACACCCGTGAGAGGTACGGTTTTTAAACGTCAAGGGACGACGGTTACAGGTAGCGTATCTTCTGCTTATTCCGGCTCATTTGATGATGACGTAATTGCACAACTAAATGAGGTTGATTACATCACAGACGATAACGGTAACGCCTTTTATCAGGTCGTAAACTATCAGATAAACAACGGAATCACAAGACCACCAACAGCGTAAGCCATGCCATTCTATATTGATGATAATAGCCTAATTGAGAACAAACGCCGTGAGGTATTGTTGTACTCAGACCTTGACCAGACCTCAGACGGGCCGGCTTCAAGAGCCTATGCAGATGCAGCGGGTAGTGGGTTGGTTGTGACTACCATCGAAGTCGATTTAGGTCGCACCCCGTTAAGCAGAGGAACATTCACCGTAACGGATGCAGGGGTTACTTCAACGACAAAGATAATGATATGGCAGGCTATGTCATCATTAACAGGTAAGGGTTCATTAGCTGATGAAAACGAAATGGATACTTTACTACTCAAGGCCACAGCGGGAACGGGTAACTTCAAAGTTAATTGGGAGGCAAACGAGGGTTTTGTATTGGCTCCCGTCATAACAGGCGGATTCGTAAAAGGGGGTATTTTGACATCAAGGCCAAACACAGGGGCGTATCCAACAGCGGACATAAACAGACTTTTTAGGACGGTTAAACTCGGGAAGGTAGTCGGCAAATTCAAATTTAATTACATAAAAATATAAACAATGGCAATCATTCAATCAGGGGCTTCAGATAGCGTAATCGTAAACATTGGCGAAGCAGCTGCAAAGGGCTTGCATAACATCGCAAAACCACAGGATTACGGCACATTAGGCCACTATGCCGTATCGGTTCAAACGGGCTCAATCGGGGCGGGGTCGGCTGCAAATAGCGAACTTGTACAATTACGTTGGACGGATTCGACAAGGGTTTGCGTTATCACCGAAATCGTGTGCAATGGTATGGTAGCATTTACCGCTTTCGCTGCGGGTTCAATTACCTTAAATGCAACTATTTGTAGAGGTTGGTCAGGTGATGGTTCAGGCGGTACTCCAATTACTTTAACGGGTGATACAAACCAACTCAGGGCATCTATGGGCGCTTCACTCATGGGTAGTGCAAGGGTGTCAACAACGGCAGCATTGACGGCAGGAACAAAAACCATTGACTCCCAACCCATCGGGATGATTACATCTCATTCAAGCGGTGGGGTCGGGTCCGCTACGCCCATAATCGGGAGCATTTACCTACCAACACCACAGCTATACAAGTGCGACCTTGCAAGCGGTGAACATCCTATCACATTGGTTCAAAACGAGGGCTTAATCATACGTTCAACCGTTCCGGCAACGGGTGTATGGGTTGCGGGATTTACCATCAAATGGATGGAATTATCAATATTTTAATCATAAACTAAAAAATAATAATCATGACTTATTACAACATCGACAAGAGCGCTCACGGCAATAGTGATGCATCAATCATCATTACCGAATGCACTGCAGCAGGAGCAAGCACACCCGCTGAAAATTATTCATTTGCGCAATATCATGACCCGATAATATATTACGTTGCGGGTGATGCACAAGGTGCAGCTTACTTTCAAATCGTTTCGCATGAAGGGCGCAACTCGCCTATCCTTACAAAGGATAACGTAATTAAATTAAACGGAACGGCTCACTTACAAACAACTACGCAAAAATTGGCGGATACGATTTTGGATTTAATTATAGGTTAAAAATAATCTCATGGCAGCGGACGAAATTAAGGAATACGGGGGTTGGATTACGACGATATGCTTACTAATCGGGGCAGCGGTTCGGGCATGGATTGACCTCGCAAAAAAGAAAACGGAAACGGACGGAAGGATTCAGCTAAAAAAAGAAGAAGTAGCTAAATTGGGACGTGATGAAATAATGACCCAATACAATGAACTGCAAAAAGAGTTTAAGTTAGTCATGGGTCAACTTGAAGAGATACAAATGCAAATGATTGAGATACGTTCAGCCTTCGATGTGTTGATGCCGTTTCTTGAGAAAGCCGTAACTGATAACACCGAACTAAAAAACGCCATGGACAAGGCCGTTTCGAAATTGAAATTAAATAACGCTTAAAAACTATAAATCATGCACATCATCAATTTAATTCAGGGGCATTGGGAGCCAATTACAACGGCTGCAATCGCTGTTTATGAAGTCATTATCCGTTTAGTTCCGACCTCAAAAAGTTGGAGTCTGTTCACGTTATTGGGGCGTTTGATTCCTGATAAAACAACTGAAAACGAAGCACGATGACCCCCATCCAACGCATTACAACAATACTATCAGGTTTAGGAATTAGCTATCATCTTCACTACGATTGCAATAATCCGAAAGTAGTAACCGTATCGACCTCAGTAACAGATTCGGTTCTGTTTAAAGATGAACTAACCATAGCGGGTATCTTTTTTGAATATATCGGAATTGAGGACGGAGGGCCAACAACTAAAGTATATTTATGATTGAGCGCAAAAGATTATTCGATACGGTAAGGCCACTGTTTGTAAAGTATACCGCAAAGCAGATTCAGGGCATTGATGTTATAATTGATGAATACGAACAAAAGTATTCTCACATAGGCATTAAAGGTCTGGCTTATTGTTTGGCCACCGTATTCCATGAAACAGCAAAAACAATGCAGCCCATCGTCGAATTTGGCAAAGGTAAAGGCCGTCCTTATGGTAGTAAAATTCGAATGGACCGAAAGCCGTACACAACGCCCGACCAATTATATTACGGCCGTGGATTCGTTCAGCTAACGTGGTATGAAAACTATCAGAAAGCGGGTAAAAAGTTTGGTATTGATTTGCTAAACAATCCTGAATTGGCCTGTGATTTACAAATTGCAACCGACATCATGTTTGAAGGTATGATTCATGGATGGTTTACAGGTCGGAAACTATCACAATATTTCAGCCCAACAAAAACCGATTGGATAAATGCCAGAAAGATCATCAACGGGCGGGATAAGGACGTATTAATTGCGGGGTATGCTCAGGCTTTTTTCAATGGACTAAAATAAAAACAATGCAGCCGCATAAAACTTTTAGCATAGGTAGGTTTAAAAAGAACGCCCTGACTTGTCTAAGTCGGGGTTTGTTATTTATCACATTCAATTAATCATCATGCCCAAAAAAGTAAAAGTCGAATACAAAAAGCTACGATATGCAAGGGGGTATTTCTACACCCCTGAAAACAAAATTGAAATTGATAGCAGGCTTGAAGGCGAAGAACTGCTTAACACATTGATTCATGAATACACGCATTATTTGCAGCCGTATCTTGATGAGGCGCAGGTCGAAATGATTGGAAATGAGATGGCGAAATTTTTAATTGATAACGGATATGAAAGGACAACTGATAACGGAGGTCGGTAAAATTACCCTATGTCATACAAGCCAATAGACTACTACCAATACGATGCTCAAATAGCCGAATTGCTACGGCAAGGGATGGGGCATTATAAGATAGTAGAGAAAATCTTAAACACAACCGCCAAAAGGGATGAAGACCCGATAGTAAGAGGCTTCAGGCGGTTTATAGCCCGACATGAAAAGCGGTTGTTAGATGAGCATGAGGGGTTGTACAATGCGACAAATAATCTTGATGTTCCGAATACGTCCACCAAAAATATGTGGATTAAAAACAAGGAGGCATCATTGTTTGTAGTTAATCCAAATTATCGGGAGGCGGGCGAAGTAAGAGTTGAAGATATTGATTTTAAGGCGTTATTTGGAAAGATAAAACCGCTGCAGTATAAGAAGCAACCATCAGTTGAAACGGCCTTATTTGACCGCTTAGTGTACACCGATACGCACGTTGGAATGATGATTACAGATTATAGTTTGTATGGCGGGTTGTGGGATGAATACGAATTAGACAAGATGTGCGATAGGATGATTCAACACACTATTTTAAACAGAAAATCAAAGGTTTTATACATTGACGACTTGGGTGATTTTCTTGACGGCTACGATGCGCAAACCGTGCGAAAAGGACATCATTTACCGCAAAACATGGACAACCAAAAAGCGTTTGATGTAGGATTGAGGTTTAAGATTAAATTGGTTCAATCGTTAGCTCCGTATTACGATAATATCATTTGCCACAATGTATGCGAGGACAATCACGCAGGTAGTTTTGGGTACATTCTCAATTCAGCATTCAAGACAGCCATTGAGATGATGCTCCCAAATGTTGAGGTAGTTAATATCAGAAAGTTCATTGATTTTTACAAGGTCGGAAAATACACATTTGTCATCAGTCATGGTAAGGATTCGGTGTCTTTAAAGTTTGGATTCAAACCGAAATTGGATAAGATACAAGAAAACAAGATTGATAACTACCTCGATCGAAATGGACTAAAAGGGGTTATCGAATTCAGTAAAGGTGATTCGCACCAATACTTATTTGATAGCAGCACCGCTCAAAGATTCAACTATTATAACTACCCGGCATTAAGTCCATCATCATCATGGGTGCAAGTAAACTTCCAACAAGGGATAAGCGGGTTCATAAGTTTCAACTATTATGAAGACAGGAAGGTGATTAATGAATGCATCATCAATCATTCATGTATTGATTGATTAACCCTACATTGTAGGGCATAATGCGGGTTAATGTATGGTATTTCGGACGCTGAATAGACGCAGGGTATTGCGTGTATTTGGGAGTTATGCGTAATGGCTACCATTCGTTTTCATAAGACAGTTATCGTTAAGAAACAAAAAGAAAAAAGCCCACCGCACATTAAAATAAAAATCTTTCATCGTTTTCAAAGTTAGTCCATATTGCTTCAATACTTTTTCTTGTTCCGCAACTTTTTGTTGTCGCAAAACTTCTAAATGGCAACCAACCTGCACCAAAATTTTCACATACAATTACTCTTCCTTTTCTTGATATACAAAAGTTTGCAAGGTCATTGTAGTTTATGTTGTGGCTATTTTTAACATAATATACACCTTCTCTATCGTATGGTGGGTCAATAAACCACGTTATATTTCCTGAATTTTCGTTTATCTTTATGTAGTCGGATTGAAAAACTCTCCAATGTTTTACCTTGTGGATATTTTCAGAAATATACTTTTTACCAGCCCCCCATCTATTCATTTTTGTGGCAACGTTTTTAGGCGTAGGCGAACCCGGATTGATATGAAACCCAATAAGCCATTTCTCAACTTCTGATAATGAATTTATATTCCTCAAATCATCTCCCTGTTTTAAATCAGGCAAATTAAGTATATCGTTTTTTGTTGCTTGTATTAGGTATTTCCAAATTTCAACAACAACAAAATAATCATCATATAAAACGACATCTTTCTGCCATCTATTTTTTGCCATCGAATATGCCGCACTTCCAGCAAAAGGTTCTATAATAATATCACCTATTGGTTCTGGATATTTGTCAGCAAGTAGCTTTTTTCTTCCGTAATAATAAAACATATCCCCTTCCTTTTTTCTTTTTGTTTCTATTCCGTTTTCAAATCAAGTTTATCCTAAATTAACCGCCACATACGCATAACAGCAGTTTGGCAAAATGGCGGTTTTTGTGGTTAATTGAACGTATGTGCATCTATTGAAGTGTAGTGCTAAACCGAACATTTGTGCTTCGATTTCCGCTTCTTCGCCAAGCTGAGAAACGTTATACGCAACCTTACAAAGACTGCAACTCCGATTTGACATCGCCCCAAAATTTACCTGCATCAACTTTCTTTTGCGGCCAGTAATATTGAGCAGTTGCACCGCAATCATCCCAATCAGTATCAGATGGTTCTGTGGCTTCACAATGCAATATTTCTTCAACTGCTATCAAAGCACATTGTTTGGCTTCTTGATAGTCTAATGTTTTACACTTTAGCTGAAAATCAACTATAAGTTCTGATGCTTTTTCTCTTGCGTTCATATTTTTGTTTTTAAATTAAATTAGTAATAAAGGCAGCGTATAACAACACCTACAAGCAATAGCCCCGACCGCACAATCCAACGCTTCGGCTACTGCGTGTAGCTGCAAACCGTTAGGCACAATTTATACCTAACTCAATCAAATCTTCTACACTTGCTTTTCGCCAAACCTTTATATCTGGACTTTCATCACCAACAAAGTCACAAACTGTTTTATAAACTTCTACTTTTATTTGCCACCCAAATAAGGTTTTGCGAATCCTATATTTTCCTGTTAATCTTCTCATTTTATTTTGATTTGTGAAGAAAAACGGCTTATAACAGCACCTAAACAAGATGGCGGGGTTTCGTGGTTTAATGATGTTTCGTGTTCCATATTTATATTTGATGTTTTCTTTATATGTTTTTACAACGTGTATAGGTTTTGGCACTTTTCTTTACATATCAAAAGCATTGGTTATAACAGCACATACACGCTATTTTCCTGCCCTCAATCCAACGCTCACAGCCTGTATCCACCAAACGTTAGCGTTCACCGCCCATCACCTTCATCATCACCCCAACAAACTCACTAACCGTCAATTCGCTTATCTTACGGTTATCGGTTTTGATGTCAACGGGTGCGCACATTGTTTGGTTATAGGCTTCAATAGCTTTGAGCCAATTAGCCCGATTACGTTTAACGTCATCAATATGAATGGATACTTCGCCTACGATCCGTTTGGCTTCGATTACGTTTGTAGCTAATAACCGCTTCATTTCGCGGGTTAATCGGTCGGCCATCCCGGTTACGCTTATGCCTTGACTGATGGCGAATTGCTTTTGGCTCAGTCCGCTTTCGAGGAATTGTTTTAGGTTGTTGAAGTGCATGGTATACTATTTATTAGTCCTTACTAAATTACCCTGTTTATCCCGCTTCACATAGCCGGCATTAATCGTGTAATCAATACACAGGTCTTCAATGATGTGTTTTGGGTACTTGTTCCCGTTTGGCTTCTCTTTCAATCCGATAATCTCAAGGGCTTGCAATACGGGATAAGGGATGTCTATGTTTTTGCGTTGTGTTTCTGTTACTTGCATGGTTATTTGTTTTGATTTAGAATAATGTTATATTTTTTGCTGGTTGTTTGAATCTTTTATCTGCATCGGATAAATTTAAAATCATCTGTTTATAATAGCTATCTTTCAGCTCAATCCCTATTGCTTTGCGACCTAAAGAAACAGGGCTATAAACCTCACTACCAACACCAGCGAAAGGAGTTAATACGACTTCATTCGGATTGGAGTAAAGATAAACAAGTCTGTCAATTACATCTAATTGCAATGGGTGTACGTGCTTCTCGTCATCTTCTTCTTTTGCACTTTTAAATTCCAATATATTGGAATTCCGTATATCATCCCAAACGCTTGAGGCATAACGCTGCCATGTTAGATGACTTAATTTGTTTTTTTTCGGGTCTTTTTCGTTTTTATATTTTTGCATAAAAGTTTCGTAATCTCCGTATGTTTCTTTATGCATATCCAAAAAAGGAGTACTACCAAAGTAAGGGAAATCAACTAACCCATTATCGTGTGTTACAGGTATTTTATTTTCACCTCCTTTTCTGAATATTAAGACATAATCAGGAATTGCAGTAAAGCACCTTGTACTATCCTCAACAATATTTTTATGAGTCAAACTTTGCACCATAGTTCTCATTCTAACCTCAAGCGGTTCCTTCCAAATAGTAATACGATTATTGTAAGTAAACCCATGTTTGAGATGTAGTTTTATTATTTCATGCGGGAAATCCCAGAGGTTATGCTTAGTTGTATGCGTAATTACATCAGAGCAATGAACGGCAGTAATTCTACCGGGTTTAGTAACCCTTGATATTTCTTTTATCAGAAATTCATAATGAGTCAAAAAATCTTCAGGGCTTTCATTATTGCTCATGTCTTTTTTATCACTTGAATAAATATATAGCCCTGCGAATGGAGGCGAATATACAGACAGGTCAATACATTCATTATCTAATTCCGATACTACATCAATGCAATCACCGTTGTAAATTGAGTAGTTTTTTTCGTGTTTCTGGTCTTTTACTTTCATGTTAAATAAATTTAGGTTTGTTAATTAATTGAGTGAAATTTTTATTTGTTTCTGTTTCTATTGCTTTATTTATTGCCTTGTGTATGCTTTTGTTAAATTCTATTGCCTTATTCGTTTTGTACCTCAATGCTTCTAAAACTCTTTCCTGGCCATCAGAATAAACTAAATCAACAATTACATCTTTCTTTTGTCCGAACCTCCAAAAACGCCTGATAGACTGATAGTACTGCTCATAACTCCATGTTGGAAAATACACGGTATGATTACAATGCTGCCAATTTAAGCCGAAAGATGTTATCTTAGGTTTTGTGATTAATCGCTTTATTTCACCGTTGGCAAATGCC